GATGGCAGATGACATGATGGGAATGGCTGAAAGTGGTGAACTTGGAAAGCAGGCTGGGCGTATGCTGGTTACTCGTAAGATGCAGTCACTTGGCAATGCCATCCTGCAACAAGCACCAATCATCAAAGATTTCTTTTACAAGCTTGGTGGTGCTACCGACAAGAGCGGACGGGCAGTTTATGGGAATGGTTTGCTGGCAGAAGGAATCCGCGAGATTCCAGAGATGAAGAAGCTATTTCGCAAGATGATCTCCGAGTCTGCTGGTCGACCAATGCATGTGGCAAAGGTTACTAAGGGTGAGTCTGATGGTCATGCCATTCCCATCATGGGCAAGGATGATCCAATTCTTAATGAGATGACATCTCTGTGGGAGACCAATGCCGATGGGGTTCCTTTGCGAGATAAGAATGGTGACTATATTCCGCTTTCAGACCAAACGGAACAACTTCGAGCATCCTCTGGTCTTATGTTGCTAGAGGATCAGCAGAACAGAATCAACCGTGGAGAGACTCTTGAGCAGGGCGAGTTGCGATTCAACCCGGAAGAAAACGCATGGACTGGGGAATACCTCACGGATCGCCAGATTCAAATACTTCGGACATCTGGAAGGTTTAATAATGCCCAACTTCGCCAGTTGGACATGCTTAATGGTGCAGCCAAGGAAAACACCGGGCGCAGATTCCTAGTGTTTAACCAACCTGCTACCAAGAAACGCAAGGGCAAGCGTGTGGCTTACGACACACTGGGAGTTTCCATGCGTGAGATTGTCCCGTATGGCATCAAGATCACCAAGGACGGCAACCTGCTAGTTCGCCTCATGAGTGTACAGCAACTGCACGCCAACGCTTTTGAGAAGGCTGCTACCAAGCGTGGACAAGCCCTGTACAAGGGAAATGCAGAGCAGATTCTAAACGATGTGAACCAAGTGATTGAGAATCACGGTCGCAACGAACCAACAGATTCTTATTTCAAGAGCAGGTACGGAAACGAGTGGGAAGTCCGCAAGAACTTCATCAACACCGTGTTCGGAAATGTAGGCAAGGGTCAGAAGGACATCAACCCGCTACTAGCCGCAGAGAAGGCTAAGAATGCCGTGGTTAAGACCTACCGCATTGACCGCATCAATAAGGCTACGGAATTGGAAGGACGCACTAACTTGCCCTACCAGAACCACCTAGTGAAGGTGAACTTCATGCCAGAAGGCGAGCCAATCCTAGACGAGAATGGCGAGCCAAAGGATCTACGCTACACTCCAAGCTACGAGGATAGCCAAGTCCGCATGCCAGAAGCCCAGCGAGCGATGCCAGAGGGTGAGCAGACTCAAAACATTGATGACATTAGAAAGCAATGGGATAATCTTGGGATTCAGCATGGTTTGTCTGAAAGATCCAACGAAATTGAACCCGGAGTAATTAAGGTTCCAAAGGAAGACAGAAATCAAGGTATTGGGAACAAGGCAATGTCTATTCTCATAGACTATGCGGATCAAGTTGGCAAAAGAATTGTTGTATCTCCAACAAATGAGTTCGGTTCAAACAAGCAAAGGTTGACTAATTGGTACAAAAAACTTGGTTTTGTTGAAAATAAAGGGAGAAACAAGGATTACACGACAAGGAAGACCATGTATCGTGATCCGATTTCTAAAGCAGTTCCAAGCCAAGGTTCCCGCTTTATGCCAGAGGGCATCTCCCCAGAAGACCTCAACCCCGTAGCCAACAAGCAGGAGGCTCAAGGCCTGTGGGCAGACGGCAAGCGGATGTTTGCTCTCAACGAGATGGATGAGAAGCTGACCCCGATCACATCCAAGGCGATGCTGGACTCGTATTCAGCAGATGCTATTGGGTGGATAGAGCCAGAGTCGCAGGCTGGGCAGATGAGGTTCATGCCTGAGGCTGATCAAAACATTCAGCAAACAAAACAATGGAACCCAAATCCAATTGTAGCGACAAATAAGACCGCTCGCGTAAAAGGAATACCAGAACGCATTACAGATGAGTTGTTTGAGTTAATCAAAAACAAGCCAATTGTTGTTGGCATGGCAGACCTGCTTGGTGCTGGCGGAAAAATTAGGGGTGTTGATGTAAGCGGTGGTCCGGGTTATCCCATCCAGAACTTTGATCCATCGAACCCAGATGCAATTACTGGAGTTTGGGCTTCTGAGCGTGGCGGAATTAACACCATTTTGCAAAATATGGTGAAGACTGATTCAATCTGGCAGGATGAATCTGGTCACAACTGGGCATTGTTCGCTCCGCACACAATGGCGCAATCGGCTCACAAATCTAACGCGCAAACACCAGAAATTTACATATCTAAAGTAAACGATATGGCAATCAGCGGGGCTTTGAAAAAAGCAACTGCTATTGATCTTTCTGACCACATTAGAGCTAATGTTCCAATGGCAAAAGACATGCCAAACATTGGTACAGAAAAACTCACCAAGTTTATTCACGATGCCGCTTTTGAAACAAGGGCAGCAATCATGAGCGAGTTGTCGAATGTTAGGTCGAGAGATTTGGGCGCACCTTCTCCAGAAACGATTCTCACAGAATCAAGAGACCCACAATATCATGGCGTTGAGAAAAACGCACTTACTGGGCTTCTTCTAATTGATGTAGATAGGTTGGCAACTAAAGACGAGAATGGTAATTGGAAGTTAAGAAACGATCTTTCTGCGGATGATTTTAATGTTCCAAAACATCCATCATACGGAACTGTTATGCCGGGCAAGGTGTTGGCTCATTTTGATAACCCTGTGCCATTCCGAATCTCTACTCCAGAAATGATCAATACGATGCGTACTGCATCACCATTGAGCAGAATTGACTATCTACTTGCTAGAATGCCGAAGGATAAAGGCATTAAATTTCAACCATTGACCGACCAGATTAAAAACACGATCAATGAGGCGCAAAACATATCTGGCAATGTTCCGTACATTCGTGAAGCGGTCAAAGCCGTAAATGGTAACTGGAAAAAGTTTACCAGTGGAGCTTCACTCAAGGGGCTAGCTGAGTTAATTGGTGCGATTCACAGAAGCCCAGCACGCGACTCGCTCACGCAATACAATCTTTCTGAGCTTCAAAAGATGATCAAGGAAGACAAAATGGAAGTACACCAACTTGGTGATAATGACATTTGGTTTGGGGTCAAAAAGAGCAAGGATGGAAATGAGCTTGTTTCTGTGGTGAATAACACTGGCATACCGGGCATGCTGAATCTGATCATGCAGCGTGCTTTGGAGGTTGGGGTAAACAAACTTGATGCGTATGCGGTTCCAACATCTAAAACACCCAATGGATTACTGCCATCGCTATACAAGAGATATGGCTGGAAAGAGGTCGAAAGAATGCCGTTTGATCGCCAATACCTAGTTGAGCGCAAAAAAGGTGAGAAAAAGGCCGATCATGAAGAAAAAATAGCCCAAAAAGAAGCGGCGCTGAAAATGTTCTGGACAGAGCAAGGATGGGATGGACAATCCAACCCAGATGTCGTATTTATGACTTATGAAAAAGGAAGAAAGACTGAAATTACTAGCGGACAATCTGAAGGAAGCTTGGTCAAACAGCGAGTTGCAGAATCTGGGGCCGCTTCAGAAGCAGCTTCTGGAGAGGTTCGTGGGGCAGGACTCGCTGGAGGACGAGAGCAAGCCCCTGTCGGTGGACCAACTCAAGGCGATTCTGGAACAGGTGAAGGAGTACTTCCCAGAGGATTTGATTCCATTGTCCAAGGTCTTAGAAGTGCCAGTCCGATACAAATAGAGACCATTGGCATTACTGATGCCGAAAGAAAACAGTTTCTAAAGAAACTTGGAATCGAATAAACCAAAACCAATGAGCGAGAAACTAACCGCAGAACCAGATCAGGAATGGTTCGCAGAGGTCATGCGTCGAGCCGAGGAACACGGCAACAGGCAGCGTGTGGAGTTTTGGAACCCGCAGGCGGCGGCGAAATGCCTCTGGCTGCTCGCACAGGGGAAGAGCATCAAGTCCACCTCCGAGATCACCGGGCTTGCCCGTGACACTGTGCGGTCGCTCATGTGGCGGCACAGCGACACGCTGGAGACAAAGCGTAAGGAATTCTCGCAAAAATATGCGATGGCGGCGGAGACCTACACCGACCTGCTATTTGCGAAGGCAGACCAGTTGTCCGACGATCCCGAACAACTTAAGAACATCTCCCCAGACCGACTGGCGATCACCGTGGGTGTCCTCACGGACAAGTCCATGCAGCTTTCTGGCATGGCTACTGCGGTCGTGGAACACAGGCAGGGTGCATCTATCGACGATGCCGCCAAGATGATCGCAGAGGCTAAATCTCGCATTGCCAGCAAGGTGAAGGCGAAGGCAGTCGAGGCTGAAATTGTCGCATGATCCCAGAACCAGAGTCGAGACACGCAGACCACCTCAAGGACGGTGGCAACCTCGTTCGCCACTACATGGTCGAGCATGACGGCATTCAGCACAAGTGCCACACGCTAACCTACGCCTCGTACTTGGCCGAGAAGTTCAACGCCAAGGTTTGGAATGTGGTGCTGGAGAAGCACATAAAGCCATTTGTAGGAGTCTGTCAGCACTGCCAGAGCCGCAAGAAACACCGCGAGCTTCACCTTGTGGGCGGCAACCGTGGGTCATTCCCATTAGAGGACGACACCTTTGGGTGTGATGATTGCGACAGCGTCTACCACATAAAGGACATCCTGATGGAGACCGGGGCATACAAGACAACATGAAGTGGCGCACCCACCAGATCCTTTCCCCGCCGACCGATGAGGAAATTGCCCTCATGGAGCCTGCCGACCTTGTGGAGCTTCACCGGGTCTACCACGAAGCCGTAGACAACGCAGAACGAGACCCGTACCGCTTTGGCTTCAGACTCCCCCACTGGGCGAAGGCAGAGGATCAACTACAGGAGGTCAATGAGATTGTGGCACTAGGCGGCAACCGCAGCGGCAAGACGCAGTGGGGCGCATTCTCTGTGGTGCGTGCTGCTATTGAGAACCCTAATGCCGAGATCATGTGCTTCGCACAGACATCCGAGGTTAGCATTCGCCAGCAGCAGAGTGCCGTGTGGGATTGGCTTCCCGCAGAACTACGCACGAAGCAGACATCCTCCGGGACATACATTAGCTACACGAAGAAGAATGGCTTTACCGACTCATCGCTCATCCTACCCAACGGCTCTCAAATCATATTTAAGACCTACTCCCAGTATCAGAACAACCCGACCATCCTTGAGGGAGCGGAGTTGGGTTCTCGCTCTCCTAATTGGCATAATGTGGGCGTTTGGTTGGATGAGTATTTGCTTGGCCCTGAGTTGATCAACACCCTGCGGTTTCGACTGGCGACCCGCAACGCAAAGCTACTGCTGACCTTCACCCCGATTGACGGGTACACGGAGGTGATCAAAGAGTATTTGGATGGAGCCACCAGCATAGAGAGCCGCGAGGCTGAACTGCTAAATGGTGAGCTTGTCCCCTATGTCCAGCGGAGTAAGAAGCGCAATGCCAGCGTCCATTACTTCCATTCACAGGACAACCCTTTCGGTGGCTACGAGCGGATTAAGGAGACTTTGGTTGGTCGGCCTAGGGAGGAGATCCTAATTCGTGCGTACGGGGTTCCAGTCAAGTCCCACGCCACCAAATTTCCCAAGTTTAACAAGGAGGTCAATGTGGTATCTCCCGACACTATTCCAACGAAAAATGTGACGCGCTACCATATTGTCGATCCTGCGGGGGCCAAAAACTGGTTTATGGCTTGGATTGCCGTGGACGCGACTGGAACATTCTGGGTCTACAGGGAATGGCCGGGCGTGGATGTGG